CACCGCAATGGTTCTCAAAGCTGATGGAACTGTCTGGGGTATTGGTAATGACCAAGATGGCGTGTTCCAAGCTAGCGCTACCAGCTACGTTTGGATTCAGGTCTACCCCGACTACCTAACCAATGTGGTCAAGCTGTATCCCGGCGGTGGTCGCCACGGCAAGTCGTGTGGTTTTCTAACCGCTGACGGTAAGTGGTATATGTCTGGTATGAACAACTCTGGTCAATCAGGTAACGGTTCTGCCACCACAGGGTGGACAGTTCCCGAACTCGGACACGCACGGTTGCCAGCACCAATCACGAAAGTGACGTACATTGGCACAACTAATGACGCCGCAAACTACCAGACCATCTACGCAATGTGTGGTGATGGTAACCTCTACTCATGGGGATACAACGCCAGCGGTCAATTAGGTTGGGATGATGACAATGAATATTCTTGTGTCCCCTCACCAGTACTCTTTTAAGGAAAAAATATGCCAACCATTTCTCTGGGCAAAGTAGCCCTGACATGGCGTGGTGCCTACAATGCAATAACTGCTTACGCGAGTCAGGATGTTATTTCGTTTGGCGGCTCTACGTACATCGCAAAAACTAACACTACAGGTGTGGATCCCACAGACCTTACCAAATGGGATTTACTTGCCCAAGGTATTGAGAGTGTTTCATCAAACGTAGGGGAGTTAGTCTATTTCGATGGTACACAACTACAACCCCTACCTGTGGGTACCGCTGGTCAAATTTTAAAAGTGGGCACCTCAGGACTCCCTGAATGGGGCGCACCAGAGCAACGCTCAGGCATGAGGGCTGTTGCCATTCAAGACTACCGTATGCCTTATATGTACCGCAAAGGTATGGCAGTAATGTCAGACGGTTCCTTACGTATGTGGGGACGTGGTACTGGCTATATGCTTGGGCAAGGTGATTACAATCCTGCGCGGTCATACCCTATACGGGTGGGCTTCCCGCCTGAAGCTGGTAAGGTTATCTATGCCTGTGGTCAGTATGACTACGCCACAGTAGCTATTACTGATGACGGTAAATTTTGGGCTTGGGGTGAGAATGATCATGGTGAGGTAGGTAGGGGGAATACCACTAATACTACTGTTCCTTATTGTTCTTCAGACAACGTCAGTAACTCATTGTTTGGTAAGACTGCAATTGATTATGCCCCAATGCCTTCCAACAATAATAGCCTTTCCCATTTGGTGTTGTGTTCAGACGGCACAGTTCACGCCTGTGGTATCAACAGTTATGGACAACTGGGGCAAGGTGACACCACTCAACGTACCAACTTTGTGCAAGTCCCTCTGCTGACAGGTATCACCAAGATTGCTCGTGGTCGTGAACTATACACAAGTTGCTATGCATTGAAAGATGATGGCACCGTGTACTCGTGGGGCTACGGACCTAATGGTGGTCTTGGGCATGGTAATGCCACGCAGATGAACATTCCGATGCAGATCATGTATTTTGTGCAGAACAACATTACGATTGTTGATATAGGCACAGGACTCGATCTGGGCTGGGCAATCGATGATCAAGCAAACCTCTACACATGGGGCTACAACAACTACGGTCAGCTTGGTCATAGTGGCACGACAACGAGCCCAACTCCGACGCTTGCCGCGACAAATGTCAAGTTCTGCTACTCATCTAGCATTGATTACCAACGCACAAATATCATCAAGACAGATGGTTCAGTATGGGCAACAGGACGTAACGATTACGGTTGTCTTGGTGTTGCCGCTGACACAACCCACCGCTCAGGTTTCCAAGAGTGTCTGAAAGAGGGCACAACTGGCTTCACTAACGCCACTAAGGTGATCTTAGGTGGCTCTGGCTCCTACAACTACACCATAGTCCTCGATGAAGATGGCGTGTGCTGGTCTGTCGGTTACTCAGGTCACGGTCAGCTTGGGCGTGGTGTTGTTGGGACAACCCACTACTGGTTCTACCCTGTACTGATCCACCGCCGTAAGGTTGTGGACATCGCTTGTGTGGGCACAGGTACTGAGGGTGGCACCATGTTCTTGTTGGATGACGGTCAGGTCGCCATGTGCGGCTACGCTGGTGAGTCTCAGTTGCCTGAAGATGATGATGAGTACATTGCAGTACCAATGCCTGTGCTGTTCTAAGAGGCTCAAATGGAAGATGTGAGCCACAAAGAAATCTTAGACCGCCTTGTGGCTGTCGAGCAGAAAGTCGATGATGTTCACACCGAGACTAGAATTATGGTCAATGCTTTTAAAGCTGTTGACGGAGCGTTCACAGTCTTGGGGTGGATTGCTAAAGTGGCTAAGCCAATACTTTGGATCGGTGGTCTCGCTACAGCATTAGGCGTGGTATATACAAACATTAAAATTGGGAAGTAATGGAACTTGTTACCGCCATTGCTGTGGCTTCGGCGGCATTTAACTTTGTTAAAAAGGGTATCGAGACAGGGAGAGAGTTGGAGGGGATGTCCCATCAACTGGGTAAGTGGTTTGAGGCTACCTCAGCATTTAAGGTGCATGAGAAAGCCGCAACCAACCCTCCACTTTTTAAAAAACTACTCTTTAAAGGTTCTGTCGAACAAGAAGCCTTGCAAATTGTCATGCATCGCAAGCAGATCGAAAGACAAGAGATCGAGTTGCGAGAGCTTATTATGCAACAATATGGTTTAGACACATACCGTGAAATGCTACAAATGCGTAGGCAAATTGCAGTATCTCGCGACAATATGCTGTTAAAACGCAAGCAAGCGTTTAAAGCATTTCGTCTAAACGCATTGTTGTTATTTCTTATTAGCGTCTTGTTAGGATTATTAACATTCCTAGTAAGTGTTATTTTAAACAAATGAAGGATACATTATGTGTATAGGTGGCGACGGTGGAGGAAGTTCCTCCAATTCAGCGCCTGTATCTGGTGGATACGCTGAGGTTAATAGTACTGACGCGCAAGGTGGCAAAAAGTATAAGTTATACGATAATGCCGCTAATGATATCTCTGCCAAGTACAAGGTTGATGACAAGAAAAAAGTAGTTAACAAAGGTACTGGTACTGTTAAGGGTGCGGCTCAAGGAAATGAGCCAGCCGCTAATTATCTTTATACGAGGAATTAAATGACACCAGACCTACTTAAAGGTCTCACAGGTGGCATTATGGAGGGGCTAGATGCCCTGTTCACCTCTGATGAGGAGCGTGAAAAGGTTAAGCTAGAGGTGATGAAAACACTTCAGCAACCACACATCTTACAAGCGATGACAAATATCGAGGAAGCCAAGCATAAGTCCATTTTTGTGGCTGGTTGGAGACCTGCTGTAGGTTGGGTGGCTGTGACTGGTTTAGCCTACCATTTTCTTGTCTTCCCTTTTGCAGGGTTGATTACAAGGTTTATTGATCCCTCCATTACCCTTCCTGAGATTGGTAATGCAGGTGAATTAATGACCCTTGTACTCTCTCTGTTGGGCTTAGGTGCGATGCGCACATATGAAAAGCGACAAGGAGTGTCCCGTGAGAAACTATAAACTGGAATACGCAAATTATCATAGTAAGCCTGAGCAGAAGAAGCGCCGCGCTGGGCGCAATCAAGCAAGGTCTATTATGATCGCTAAGGGACTCGCTAAGAAAGGCGACGGCAAAGATGTAGATCATCGTGACCGCAACGCTCAAAACAACAGTCCCTCCAACTTACGTATTCAATCGAAATCCGTAAATCGAGGTAGAAACGCATGACCGCTTCTAAAGACATTATGGAGATGCTCCACACTTCTGTAGCTCAAAAGCTACTGGAGCGCATCCAAAGTGGTGAAGCCACTTCGGGTGAGTTTAGTGCCGCTATTAAGTTCTTAAAGGACAATGGCATTGAGGCACTACCTGTTGATGGTTCAGCCTTATTCAACTTGGTGGATGGTCTCCCCTTTGATACCGACAGCTTACAGGTCAACTGATCTTCGTGTGCTGTGTGGGCTAAAGCGCGATTATTTGGGTGGGGGTATACCTACCCCTTACCCATCTTATTTAAATCGAGCCTAGCCGCTCTAACACACGTAGATAGACCTTTTGGAGGTACATGAGACCTATAGTTCCTGAGAAGTTGAAAGACTTCCGTAATTTTTTATTCGTGGTGTGGAAGCACCTAAACCTTCCAGACCCTACACCTGTTCAATATGACATTGCCGACTACTTACAAAACTCTCCACGCCGATGCGTCATTGAGGCGTTTCGTGGTGTTGGGAAGTCTTATGTCACATCTGCTTATGTTGTGTGGCGACTACTTCTTGATCCTGAAACAAAAGTCCTTGTGGTGTCGGCTTCAAAGACACGTTCTGATGATTTCAGTACTTTTACCCAAAGGCTGATCCATGAGATACCAATCCTAAGTCACCTTGTTCCTAAAGAAGGACAGCGAAACTCAAAGATCGCATTTGATGTTGCTCCTGCAAAAGCCTCCCACTCACCCTCGGTGAAGTCGGTTGGTATCACAGGTCAACTCGCTGGGTCGCGAGCCGACCTGATTGTTGCAGATGACATTGAGGTTCCTAACAACTCCGCCACACAAACCATGCGGGAAAAGCTGGCAGAGAGCATTAAGGAATTTGATGCTGTGTTGAAACCTGCGGGCAAGATCGTTTACCTCGGTACACCACAGACTGAAATGTCAATCTATGAGCTACTCCCTGAGCGTGGCTATGAGGTTCGCATTTGGTCTGCACGGTTCCCTAAGGAGAACCAGATTGATCGTATGTCTGGGCGCTTGGCACCCATGCTACAAGATAAGCTCGATAGAGATGCTAACCTCGCTGGGGCACCTACAGACCCTAAACGGTTTGATGATGCTGATCTGATCGAACGTGAGCTGTCCTATGGACGCTCTGGCTTCGCGTTACAGTTCATGCTGGATACCAGCCTGTCTGACCAAGATCGTTACCCATTGAAGTTGTCTGATCTGATCATCTTCCCTACCAATAGTGACAAAGCCCCTGAGGATGTTATGTGGGGTAGGTTACCTCAGAACGAGCTTAAGGACGTTCCTAACGTCGGCTTGAACGGAGACAAGTACTACTCACCACAGTCTGTGGTAGGAGACTGGTTACCGTATCAAGGCTCTGTGATGTCCATCGACCCCTCAGGTAGGGGTAAGGATGAGACCTCATACGCTGTGGTAAAGATGCTCCACGGCAAACTGTACGTCACCAAGGCTGGTGGAATCCAAGGGGGATACTCCCCTGAGACACTACAAGCTCTGGCGACCATAGCTAAGAAGCAGAATGTAAACATGATCCTAATCGAGTCTAACTTCGGTGACGGTATGTTTAGGGAACTCCTAACTCCTTACATGGTGAAGACCCACCCTGTGACGATGGAGGAAGTGCGACACAACACCCAAAAGGAAAAGCGCATTATCGATACCTTAGAACCTGTGATGAACCAGCACAGACTAATCGTCGATCCCACGGTCATCGAGGATGACTACAAGTCTGCTCAGGTCTACCCTGCGGATAAGGCTACCCGCTATATGCTGTTCTACCAAATGACCCGCCTCACCAGAGATCGTGGCGCATTGTCCCATGATGACCGCCTAGACGCTCTGTCAATGGCTGTAGCATACTGGGTACAGCAAATGGCGGCTGACGCTGAGAAACAGATCCTAGACCGTAAGGGAGAGCTTCTTAATGCTGAGCTAGATAAGTTTATGGAGAACTGCTTCCATGTTAAGCATGGGGGTTATCAGCAACAGGATACATGGCTCTCTAGTACTATGAGACACCTATAGGTTACTGTAGATGATCCTCCTTATGTATATCTATAGGATATAAGGATAAGGATCATCTATAGTCTACCTATAGTATACTATAGTATAGGGTAGCACAGATCTGCTTGTTTGTCTATTAGGGTTCCGTTGTATTTTGGAGTCACTTGAGTGGGGGCTTGAGATGCTTGAGGTGTCTGGGGTGTCTAGTGAATTTTGTAGAAAAATCTGAAGTGGCTTTTTGCGATGGCGACGTGGAGAAACCCCCCTCAACGGGGTAATTGACAGCCGAGTAGACACTATCATGCCAGCACCAATGCCATCTGCACACACACCCAGCCACCACCAATGCCACCAGCCTACGTAACCTATTGATT